AGCCTCAGTAGTAACTGGCTTTGTAACCAAGCGCATCTCACCAGCGCGAGTCCGGAAGTAGTAGAACGGATTGCCTGTTAGGTCTTCCCAGTTCGATGTGCGGTAAATCTGGTTCAGTTCTTCCTGTCCTTTTGGGATCAAGAGCTGGTCACCGTAGTACGCTTGCATGACCTCAACGACCTTATAGCCGCTATCAGTGGCGCATAAGTCATACAAACCTATGCCTGCTTGTCCTGTGATTGGGTCAAGGTTTTCTTGGAAGTAATGTGTCTCTTCGCAAAACTCGATGCATGCGTTGCGGATAGCTTGGACAGCCACGATCTCCGGTACGTCGTGAACGTATGGCATGACCTCGGGCAAGAAGACTTCGTATGAAACGGCGGTCATTGTGAGGTTCCTCGCACAGCAGGATTACGGGGGCCAAGAGCCTGCGATGGGTCGTTGGTGACCTCAGACTCTGTCTTGCCTTGAACAGCGCCCACAAAGGTAGCCATATAGCCTTGAGCGAGCTGTTGGCCGGGAGCGTACTCCGCGTCCTTCGAGCAAGCGCGATATAAGATGTAATCCATCAATGCTGACTGGAATATATCAAAAATTGGGATGACCTGCGATTCCGCAGTCAAGTCAGCAAGTTGGGCTGAATAGTTCAGTTCAACATACTGTGTGCCTGTATTAGGCGGGTAAACATAAAACGCCAACTGATCTTGGTTGGTGTAGATGTAGTTTCGGACTTCAGCTTTCGCTGCGTCTGAGTTCCAGTCAGGGTTAAAGCCGTCAAGAATCTCACGGGAGATGATACGGACTGCGCGACCGGGGGTTGTACCTGTGGTGCCCATGTTGCGATAGATCGCAAGCAGGAGCCAACCATCAGCAGGCAAATACTGGCGCGTGCCAGCAGCTAGCTTGATTACAGACGTGGTTGATGAAGCGCTCGGTTGGATGAGCACGATTTGGCGCATACCGTCGTTGAGCCAAGAAAGTAATTCGGCTCGCGTCCAACGGATGTTGGTCAAGTCGATTAGCTGAATCGTAGCTTTGTCGATGATGGTTTTTGCTGTTACCGTGCCCATTTTCGCCTTACGGTGTTACTGCGAGTGCAGCGATGATCGCGGGAACTTGTGTGCCAGCCCACGCACCTTGAGCGACTAATGTAGCGCCGTTCGTAGTGCCTGCATCTGCGGTAGTAATTGCGAGCGCCTCGGTGTACGAGAAACCAGCAGTCACAAGACCGTCGATGTTGGAGGTGCTGTCCTCAAGAACCACCTGTTGTGCTTGCGGTAACGATAAACCGCTTGCAATCAAGTCGTCAAGAATAGCCATATTGTGCTCCTAAGGTTAATTTAAAAGCAGGGGCCGAAGCCCCCGCCCTCTCCAGCAGGAGATTAACCTGCGGCGACCAACAGTGCCAAACCTTTAGCTTGGGCAACTTGCGAACCGTACACGTTCAAACCGCGGACCAAAGTACCGAAGTCGTTAGGGTTTTGCAAGCTCTCGACTTTAGCGATTTGCGAAGCGAAAGTGATGGCAGACTTGTGGCCAGCAATGATAGCGTGACGCTTGACTGCGGAAGTCAGAGTAGCATCAGTACCAGTGTTAGGGTTCATCCAAGTTTTGCCAGCTGCACCGCGTGGAACCAAGTTCGACACATACACAGAAAAGCGGTCGATCATGCCGATCTTGCCGTTGCGCAACACGCTAGATGCGTCACCCATGAACTGGGCTTGGGCCAAGTTCGATTGCATCAAGATTTGACGCTCTGTAGGAGTGATGATGAGCCAGCGGTCAGTTTCAGGCACGTTGGCTTCGTCCAACACGCTTGACAGAGCAGTGATGCTAGACAAGATGTTAGAAGCAGTCAAAGTCACGGCGGCCAAATCGGTACCGAGGTTGTAGCCACCAGAGATAGCACCAGCAGTGGCACCTTGGTTAGCTGCATCGCCAGCGGCAAAGTTGGTGTACAACACGTCTTTGTCAATGTTGATCTTCATTTGCATAGCGGCGTCATTGGTGAACATGTCCATCAATTTAGGCTTGGCTTGCAATTCCAACACGTTGTTCACGTTCACGCCGAAGTACTTGCCCTTGTTAATCACCAAAGAAATGGTGCTAGGAGCTGGAACTTCGTAAGCCAAGTTTTGGCCAACAGAGTAGCTGTTGATAGTGATCGAAGGGATCGTGTTGATAATCACGGTATCGCCCATACCAGTGATGTCGCCTTGCCAGTCGGTGTTAGCGATTTCGCCGAACACGGTAGCTGCGTAGAACTTCTGAGCCAACTTGCCAGACCAGAGAGCTGGAATGAAAGAGCCAGAGTAGGCTGTGCCGGAATAGGCGACTTGACCGCCGGGGGTGTTAAAACCACCGGAGTTAATGGGATAGGCTGCTGCTGCGGTAATAGTTGACATGGTAGTCCTCTTTGGTAAAAAACGGGTTGTTTACCACCATGTCCCTCAGTCGTACAGCTTAGTAGCGGATACGGCCTTCAGTAGTGGCGGCGTGGATATCTTTTTCAATCTGCACCGCTTCTGCCTCGTCTACAAGACCTCTTCGCCATTCCGAGTAGAACGTGTCAATATCCTGTTGGGAATAAACACGTTTGTCCACGTTGGGGTTCGTAGGTGCTGGCGACGTACGCGAGCGGGTCGGTGCTACTTGACGCTGAAGTTCGGCACGATTGTTTGACTGGGCTGGGGCCACAGACTTCTTGTACTGGTTAAAAATAGTGGCGGTACGGTGTGCATCCAGTGCTTCATACGCGTTTGTGAGGGCGTACTGGCGGGGCATGCCGTAGACGGGGTCCACTTCTGCTAACCAATTCAGGAAACCTTGGTCCACGTTGAGTGTTTGCCAATCAGGTGCTGCATTTGTCAGGGCGCTTTCGTATCGGTCTTTGTCAGACGTTACTTGGCGATCTGTAACATTACCCAGTTGGCCTTTTAACTCAGCGATTTGGGCGGTCAACTTAGACTCCAGCTGGCGGCTTCCCGCTAACTTCGCCTCAGTCGCACGCTCAATCAGATCAATCAGATCGGAGCCAAATGCTTCTTTGTCTTGTTCAGTGATTAGAGACGGTGTTGAAGCCGGAACAGGTTGCTCTGATCGTGATTTGACTACAGCAAGTTCTGAGGTCAGCTCGGTCATTTGACCGTTCATCTCTCGTACCTGTGCGTATAGACGCGGCACTTCAGCATCAAACTTACCCTTCAGAGAGTGGTATTTTTGTTCCCACGTTTCTTCGGATACCGCTGGCTTCGCTTCTGGCTCTGGCGAGACATTTTGCGGTTGTGGTTCTGTTGCTGGTTGAGGACTCTCGAATGGCTCTCCAGTCTCTGGGTTAACAGTCTGGGTTCCACTCATCTGCGCCACTAGGGCATCAGCATCTTCAACTTGTTGTTGAACGGCACGCGGCAATGACATCTCTATCTCCTTCGCTCCGACTACGCTGGAGGGCTCCAATTACGGTCTGCCCACTCACGCTTACGGTCAGCTACTACGTTAAATTTTTGACTCGGCGCTTCGACTTTACGGTTAGCGCTTTATCGACGGGTTTTAGCCAACAAGGTACTACCCTCGTCAACAAGGTCAAGGATTTCCTTAACCTGCAATGCTCGGCCTTGCAGCCGAAGCATTTCATCTTTTTCTCTCGAGGCACATAGGCGCGTTAGCGTGTCTGCGTGCATCAGTTGCAGGAATTCTACCAGTGGTTGGAACTCTTGCGATTTCAGTAGTGTAAGGCAACGAGCTACACGCTCGTCAACTCGCACCATATTTATTTACAGACGCCGTCAGTCTTTGCAGACTCTTGGGCTACTTCTTTGCCGCCGCGCTTCAAGGTGCCGAAGATGCCGCCGTCGCTACCGCCGTTGCCTTGAGAGGCTGGGCCTTTGGACATGCCATCAGTTTTTGCGGATTCTTGAGCGTACTCAGCTGAGCGTGACTCTTTAGGGTTGATTGCTTGCATGGGATTACTCCGTTAGGTTAGTGTGATTATGTACAACATTTTACCGTTGTCAAGAGCCAACTCCGCTCATAGGAGCAAAATTGTTTGTGACCGGTGTGCCATTTTGAAGCGTAGCACCGGGTTGTGGGGCAGGAGGTGAGCCGCCTGCTTGCGCTTGCCCACCCTGTTGTTCCAACAAAGCCTGCTGTTGCTGTTGAGCCAGAGCCTGCTGTTGCTGTTGGGCCATGCGTGCCTTAATGATCTCAATCGGGGGCACGATATTATCTGGGTTCAAGTCCAATGTCTTAGCTGTCTGGCGAAGCAACTCAGCAATACCTTCAACCCCAACAATCTGCTGGGTCATCGGGTTAGACAAGGCAATCTGCAAGAACTGGTTCTGCCGCATCTGGGCTTGTTCTTTGACTAGCAAGGAAGTCGCACCACGAGCCACGATATTGACGTCACCTTTAAGGTCTGGGTCATCACCGTAGCGCATGTTGTAAAAATACAACCGTTCAATGGCCGGCTGGATAACACAAGCATCAATGTTTGAAATCACTTGCTTAATAGACTTGCCCGCATTGGACATCATCATGCTCATACCAGAGGCTGTGCGTCCTGCTCCGCCCGCCATGCTTTCGCCAGTCATGTACTTAGGGATACCCGTGTATTCATCAGCCAAAGTGGCAAACTTTTCGTACACACTCATTAGTTCAGCGGACAACGAATTTGGTTGGAAGAACTGCATAGGCGCAGCACCACCAGCCATTGGGTCACTTGTGACTTGCCATACTTTCCATGGGTACATCTGTGTGATGTTCTCGCCTTGAGGTAAGCGGTCAATGTTGTAGACCACCTGCGGGCCTGAGGCAATCGACATGTTGTTTACCAGCGCACGCGCAGCCGCATTACAGATATCTTGGGCATCCCTAGCCAAATCAGCAACAGAATTACCCCAATACGCTCCCGGAACTTCTTCATAGGACGCCTTGTAGTAAGGTTTACGACCCAAAGGATCAGGGTTAAGGACGGCTTTAATAATCCAAGTGCCAACAACCCAAGCTTCAATTGCATAGTCCATCAGAGGATCGGGAATCTCTTCTTCGGTCATGCCCCAGTCGCGTAGCAACTGACCCTGCACGTTACCCCAATACTGGAGCGCGTCAATCAGCTGTGATGGGTTCTGCTGCACACCCATTGTCGACTTGCCCTCAGCCGCAGCCTTGTTCATGTCAACGTAAATCCAATCGCGTAGGCCGCCCTTGCCGTATTCTTCAAGCACCATGCGGATCGCAC